ACGTGCTGCGTTACGGTCAGCAACACCCGCCATCAACCCTTGCGCCTCCGCGGCATTAGTTCGTGCGTCATCAATTAGCGATGTATCGTTTTGTGCTCGGTCTAGTAGATCTTCTTCAAACTGACGATAGTTTTTAACGTAGTCGATATAGTCGTTCCGAGTGATTTCTGCGTATGCTTTGTCTGGGTCACTTACGCTTGGCAGTTGATTTACGTAATCACCGCCTTGATAGTTGAAGTTCCCAATGTTCCCAATACCTGAATACATTCTTGCTAACTCCTTAGAATGGACTAATGTTCATGAAGTCTGAGTAGCCAAGACGATTACCGAAGCCTTGTACTTTTTGCCCCTGCTCATTCACGGGTGAAAAAAAGCTGCCTCTTACCGTTTCCATATCTGGTACTTGGCTTACGCCGTCCTGCCCCAATTTCGTCATTCCCTTTCCGTCTTTACCAACTTTTTGACGCTGACCTTCGGACTGCATATTCTTACCGCCCTGCAATACCAGAGAAGTAGCTACCTGTCCGAGGGCCCCCATCTTCGCTGCGCGTTCTGTCTGTTTCGCATTGGCCTGAGTCAATACTCTCGATGCGCCCATGTCGGCCGCTGCACCCATACCAGTTTGTGCATCAGCAGCTTGCCCGCGAGAAGTGCCTAATACACCTAACTGCATGTTGTTCTTGATACCCAAGCCCGTTTTATCAGCTGCCGCAAGCTGAGCTTGATAAGCTTGCGCTTCCGCCCCACCACTTGCACCGCTAGCAGCGCGGTCATAACTTGCTTTACCTGCCAACGTCTGCATCGTGTCGGCATTGGCACGACCACGCAGAACATCCGCTGAATCATCAGTTTTCGATGCATCGCGCATCTTCTGGAGCAACGGGTCGTACTTCGCTTTGAAGTATTTGTTTTCGGCCATAGCTACAGCCGCCGACGCTTTCTCAGCTGCTGATGGTTGATAGTCCTGTGACTTAGGTTTGCTACCCATTAGAGTTCTCTCGTGTAGACTACTGTGTCTTTCTTCCAACCTTGCGATATGAGGTATGGCTCAATCGCAGTAATTGGTGTTCGTACTTCTATATTGCTAAAGCCGTTTTCTTTTGCGACTGCGGCGAAAAAATCGTAGTACTGAATTACGCAGTTTTGTCCGCGGACCTTGGCCCACGCTAACCAGACTAAGAATGTCCTGGCACCCGTAAACTCGTCCCGCTCTCCCGTCGTTATCACAAAACCTTCTGGGGCAACCCAGAGGTGGGCCTCTTGGTTCAAACAGGCTGCGTACACGTCTTCTGGTATGAAAGTTAGCTGAGGCTGCTCGGCTAATATTTCTTCAATACCCTGTTTTACCCACGCCCATTCTTCCCGGATATTCGCTCGCGCCGGGTTAGCCGCCGCGGCCATAGTGTCTACGTCTTGTGCGCCATGCACCTGTCGTTCCACCATATCGAACTCTCCTAGCTACTCCGGTATCTGCGCCACGCGCTTTACGCTCCGCTATCATGGTGCCTTCGTTAAATAAAGACCCATACACACTAGCGCCTTGAAGGTCTGTCCATTCTTTGTTTGGGATTCTTAGAAGTCGGAATAGGGCACCATTGATAATGGTGTCTCTATAGTCGTTCATGACCCCGTCATCACACGCAGAGCTTGTGTGCGTTGGCTTGAGTACGGCCCTGACGATGGTGCTTGATACGCCCGTTGCTGTTGGAATCGGGGCTAACCAAACCAATGCTGACCCCTGCTGTACGTAGTATTCAGGTACGCCGTTTCCTTCACGCCATTTAGGAATTCTTTGCTCTAAAAGGGTAGAGGTTAGGGGTTCGAGGTCTTTGCCTTCATGAGTAATCCATAGGATCTTTTGCACCGCCGTGCCTGACGGGGCTTCTAGGTCATACTCGTAGATATTGCCAACGGTTGTCAGGGGGTCTAGTTCAGCTTGATACACGCTCGCGCGCTCACAGAGCTCAATGACGGCAGACCTGATGTTGTTTTTAATCAACGAGTCAGGGCACCCTGGAACCATCGGTAGGATATCGGGCAGTAGCGCTTCGTACGAAATCGCCATAATTTACGCCATCGCTAGTTGCTGGGGGGCCCTACGTTCCATATTTGGGTTTGTGATCGCGTCGATCTGTCCCTTGCCCGTAATAGATGCTGTAAACAACTGGAAGTGGCTAGACGCGCGCTGCTGATTGCCAGCGTATTCGGCATCTTTCATGTAGGCCATGTACAAAACGTAGTTCAGCACCGCGTTCGCGAAAATGTCAGGGATAGACAAATTATCTACCTGAGCAACAGCCGCAGGGTTAGAGGAGTAGATGATCTCTAAATAAGCCGCCCCATTTACGCCGGGGTATACGTAAAAATTACGTGGGTTGCTCTCGTCATAGATATAGTGCTTTACGACAGCGGTGTGCGCCGCATCGCCAGCTACTGTGGGGTCATGCCAGTCTGGCGTTTGTGCGTCGAGAACTTCTCTGTCCACTAAACGTACAGCGCGCTTGCCCGTACCGTTGCTCGCGGAAGACATGTTTCTGACGACCTTCAACAGGCGGTTGCCACCAGTAGGGATCGACTGCTTAGTGCCAGCGATAAGAGTAATCGTATCGTTAACTGCTGCGGCATCGGGTTTTAAAAGGGCGATTTCTCGCTGTGCGTCGTTCACCCATAAGACAAGTTCTGCGACAACAGGCCATCGAACTCCGGTTGTGTCTTGCAGCACTGTCTGTGCTCTGTCAATTACGCTCTGTACTGTGACTGCCATCGTTTTTTACCTATGAGTTGAGGATTGATTCCCAAGCAACTTCTCGAGCATCTGCGTCGACCGTTCTCCCAAGGGCTTTGTTTACAGCAGCCGCTTTAGGGTAACCATCGGCTTTAAAATTCCTTGGGTCACCTTCGTCCATCATCTTTTCAAGACAGGTGACTAGTTCATCATCGACAGACACTGATGAATTTTGTGTGGCTATAGTTTCTTCAATTTCTTCGAAAACAGCGATTTCAGCATCGCGTTCTTCGACGTATTTTTCGTTGTACTCTTTCGCGCCCATCTGGATGGCAATAAGGCCAATCTCGGCGGAGATCTCTCTGGGTACGCCTGCTTCAAATAGAACAGCTGTCCCGCCTAGTGTCGTTACTCGTAGCGACTCTTTGCTTACAATCTTCATGATTAGTTCCTCTAAAGTAAAAAGCCCCCTCCGAAGAGGGGGCGATTGTCTTACTGTGCAGTATCTAGGGCGATAACACCGAAGTCCTGTATAGAGCCACTGATGTCGCTGTTATACTTAGGCTTACGGAGACCGAAGATCTTGCCTACTGAGATACCAGACTGGTTGCCGTAGTCGAAAGTATCTTCAACCATTTCAGGCAAGCCAATGTCAGCCAGGGCCAGGGCCTGAGCACCACAGAACAGAGCACGTCCGCCAACTACGTCAGCGTCAGCACCCCACTTGTAGCCAGCTGCGCCAGCGTTAGCAGAAGTACCAGTAGTAGCACCGGAAGTGTTAAACACGTGGCGGAACTCATGGATCATGACACCGTCAACCATCAACGACGCAGAGCCAGAGAACAAGCTGTTAGAAGTTCCACGAACGCCAGCGTTGCGGACGTTAGCCAGGAAGTCAGAATCTAACTTCAGGGCTGCCATCTGCTGAGGAGTAACGAACATGTGGAAAGTCTCTTGGTTACCAGCACCACGAATACCACGAATGTAGTTGTCTTTAGCATAAGCCTTCAACTCTACGATAGTGCGGTAGCCAATCTTGTCAGCGCCTGCAACAGCAGTAGTGTCGCCAGCGACTAGGCCGCTAGTAGCGTCCCAACGACGGTGACGGTCGCTAGTTGGAGCTGACACATCAGAAGCAAACTCAAGGTCAACCAGCTCGTGTCCAGCAGAAGCTGAAGTAGCGCGGAGGCCGCCGTTGTTTTTCTGAGTGTAGGCAACACCTGACAAAGTCAAGAAAGCCAACTGGTCGCAGCGGTCAGCCATTGCATAAGCAAGTGCGTCGCGAGACTGCTCACGGAAGTTAACTACAGTCTTCTGGTCAGCCATACGGCCAGCGATGCGGTTAGCAAAACGTAGCTGGTCTAGACCAATGCTGATGTCGAACGCGCGGAGGGCTTCTTCGTTTCCTTCCAGCGTGTTGTCACCAGTGATACCGTCGCCGGTCATGTCAGCAAGCAAAGTGATGTTTGCTTTGGTGCCTTTTTGGTTCTTAGTAAGTTCAGTTACGCGCTGAACCATAGCGTTTGAACCCGCGCCAGCGAACTGGTTGATGAAAGATTGATTGCGAGCTACTTTCCAGAAGTCGCGGCTCCAAGCTTGGAGTTGGTCACCAGTCAAGGTGCCGAAATTTGTTAAAGCCATGATGGCCTCCTAATAAATTGACAGAATAATTTTATGCGGCACATGCCGCCTTATCAGCCGACTTAAAGGAGCGGCTAATCCGTATTCCCGTATCGTGGGACAACGAACTAGCGCTGATTAGCGAGGTGCGACCTCGACAGGTTTTACGCCTTTGTAGGCGGGGGGTTACGTTTTTTACGGCTACGGGCCGACCCCATATCGCAGGGATGGACGTATTAGCATATTAGTACAGCTAATATAACAAAGCAACCGCTATTCGTATATTGTTACTTTTTGTGGGTCTACAAATTCAGGAACGCAGTAAGCGTGCACGGGAGTCTCGTATTTTCTGAGTGTCCCCTGAACTGTTAGCTCCTCTGCATACCATCTGCACCGCGATAGCCCTTGCCAGTAGCTCTTTGCGTTCTGCTGTATTTCACCGTTCACTACAATTATTAACGCAAAGACTAGTTGTTTCACCACTTAGCCTTGTCAGCCCAATAAGCAGCTGACATTTTGCCTTTCGAGATGTTCTTCGCGTGCCGTGCTTTGAAGCTCGCGCGTTTGGCCTTCATCCTTTCAGACTCACCCGCCTTGGGTTTGCCCGCGGTCGACGCACCTTGCTCACCGAAACGGATGGTTTTGATCTTATCTCCCTCTTTAGCCACCACAATGTGCGACTTTTTTGGGTGGGAAGGAGTCCGCTTTGGCTTGTTAAAGCCCGAGACTCCTGCTCGGGCTAATCGTGGGTCTTTTTTAACTGGCATTTGTCACCTCATTAAAGAATATCACCTCTTAGGCGTTTTAAAGTTGCTTCAGGGAGGGCAGCGAACTCTTCTTCAGTCATAGATGACAAGTCGAGCCCCTTTTCGCCGTGGTTAGAGGAGCTTTCACCAGGAAGTTCCGGAGGTTGAGCCTCTGCTGCGCGAAGTTTTTTGCTAACCTGGGCGCGTTTTCTAGCAAGTTCATCAGTTTTCTGCGCTTTACCAGCTAGACTTGGCACACTTTCTTGCGCTTGGTCGAGGTCGTGGTCTTTGACGACGTATTTCACAGCTTTCGATAGGGCATCTACAGCGTCGTAACCCTTCAAAATGAATGCATCCCGTAAATCTATGACTTCGTTAGTAATTTCTTGGTCGAAAACGTCTGAGTTGCTGTCAAACACAGGGTATGCTTCTTCCATTGCCGCCGCTGCGTTCTGCAAGGCCGTCATCTGCCGGTCTTGGCTTACCGTCTGGTTCATTTCTTGTCGCATTTCGAACTCAAGCTGGGCTCGCTCAGCTTTTCTAATCTCTCTTCGGAGCGCAACAGCTTTTTCTGTTTCACCATCAAGCACCATGTTTTGGTACTCAACTTCTTTCGAATCAAAATCGTAGGCGTCGGGCGCTTCCGCGGACTTTTCATTCTGTGCTGTCATCTCATCTAGTTGTTTCTGCAGTGCTTTTTGTTTTGCAAGCACCTCATCTAGACGGGCTTTAGGCACCATTTGTTTTTTAGACGACTTACTTTCAGCCACAACTTCGTCTTCGACTTCTTCTTCGACTTCTTCTTCGACTTCTTCTTCGACTTCTTCTTCAACTTCTTCTTCAACTTCCTCCTCGGCAACTTCCGCCGTAACGGGGTCGTCTGTTAACCCAAAATTAAGGTCAAGCCCCGCTGGGTCTTCGTCCGGGCGATCTGCACCAGGCATTACGTCGAACTGCATTGTGGTCTCTTCTGTGGATGCATCGTCTTGCTTACTCATTTAAGAACTCCTGTTGTTCCTGTTAGTATTTTGAAAGGCTGCGGTTGCCAACTTGGTAGCCGCAGAGGTCTGGCTTTGGTTTTCTTTTGCTGCATTACTTAGGTCTGCTAACTCACGACGTAGTTCGAGTTGCTCTTCATTGATCTGTATCTTGGCCCGTATCTCAGCCATACGGATCTGTGGATCAACGTCGGTTGTATCTTGCACTTTGGCGATGTTCAGAGCGGCTTCAGACTGAGTCTTCTTAACATCAGCATCTAGTTTCGCCATCTCAAGCTGTAGCTGCTGCATTTGGATCTGCTGCTGCTGAGCCATAGCTTCTTGCTGCTCTGGGGTTGGCGGCTCTTGACCTGTCATCTGACGGATGCGCTTAGCCAGTTCGCCTTTGCGGGCCAAGTGGCTGTACTCAATAATCGCGTCGTCCGGTACAACTACTCCCGCCTGTCGTAGCGCGAGAGCTTCTGCGAATTGAGTCTCGTCGAAGCTGTCTCTCGCTGGCGCAGTGGCAACAATCACGTCGTACTCACCAATAGTCAGGTCGTTAATAATCCGCCCTTCTGGTGTTTGCTCGTTGATAATCATTTCTTCGCGCGGCTTGAGAGGGTCGGCTTCATTGGTGACCTGGATAACACGCTGCTCGGTGTAAAAAGTCTGGATTAGGTTAAGGATTTTCTCTGCTAGGTATTGACGAGACTTGCGCAGGTTATCTAGTGGCACTTGGATCATGATCGCGCCGCGGTTCTGCTTAGCCTGGATCGCGATACCTGATACCTCCGCGCTATCAGTGCCCAGCATCGAATCGTTAACACCAGAGATAGTCTTGATGTTAGCCGCAGCTTTCTGCGCGATACGATCTAGACCAGTAGGTATCTGGTTTGCACCAATCTTCTGTGGGGGTGTAGTCCCACGCGCATACTCAAGTACAAGACCTGTCTCCGCACCATGCTCCTCGAGGTCATCTGCAGTCATACCGACCAATGATCCCGACTCAATCATCCAGCCACTATTAGCTGTGGTATTAACTATATGCAGCTCTTGAGACGCTATTTTGTTTAGCTGCTCCTGCGGAGATAATAAGTTCCGCACTACGCCGAACGGGCGCCCCCTGCGGAAATAGCAGAAAAATGGGACAATCGTAAACTGGTTGTAGGGAGACCAGTCATCGTGTAGCACAACCTGGTCGCAGGTAACGGTCCAACGAATCTTCCGTATGATCTTGCTTATTAGGTTTAAGTTGTACTGCTTGGCAAACTTCTTATTCTTAGCCTCGCTCCAAGCATCAGGTGCTTGGCGCTGATCACCTGTGTCAGGGTCGACAAAGAACATCGCGCGGCTCAGCTTTTTATGCTGACGCTCTACGACGCGCAACGCCTTTACGTTACGGTACTCCTCGTCTCCAGGAACCCCCGCACCAAAGTAGTCGTCATTTGTCTGGGTGTCGCCGAAACGAGTCTCTTGGTACTCGACAGAATCTGGGCCAAAACTCATGCCGTTCTCAGCGACAAACAATAGACGCTCCGCCTTTTTCTCTCCGTACAACTCTGCGATCTCATCAAGCGTCATCCAGCGAGTTTCGAACACCTCATTCCACGTCTTCGGGTCTGCGTCCTTGGCATCTGGGTCGATAAGTATGTCTAGCGGATCTTTGGCCGTAATCCGTATCTCACCCTCAACGT